TTTTGGTATTGTAGGCGAAAAAGAACAAGACAAATGATACTGGACTGAACCAGGTAAAAAATGAATTTGAAAGGATGGTCAAAACAATGAAAAAAGAAGATTTGGTGAAATTAGGACTTGATGAAGAACTGGCAAAGAAGGTTGCTGATGCATCTGCGGAAGAACTGAAAGGCTTTATCCCAAAGGCAAGGTTTGATGAAGTCAACACTGAAAAGAAGAACCTTGAAACCGCAAAGGCAACATTGGAAGGTCAGCTTGAACAGCTTAAAAATTCCACTGGTGATGTGGAATCCATGAAGAAGCAGATTGAAACCCTTCAAGCTGAAAATAAGAAAAAAGATGAAGCACATGCTGCTGAAATCAAGAAACTGAAAGTGGATTCTGCTGTTTCCGCTGCACTTGCTGCTGCAAAAGCGAAGAATGAAAAAGCAGTCAGGGCATTACTTGACCTTGACTATGAAAAGGTTGAACTTCTTGAAGATGGCACAATTAAAGGCTTGGCTGACCAAATCAAGAAGCTGACCGAAGCAGAAGATTCCAAGTTTCTGTTTGACACCGAAAAGAAAAAGCAGACATTCAAGGGTGCAAAGCCTGGTGAATCAGGAAATGATGACGGTGACAGCGTGATGACCCTTGACAAGTTCCTTGCTTTAAGCACAGAAGAACAGATTCGTTTCAAGAATGAAAACGAAAACTGGAAAGAATTATTAAACATCTAAAATTTTGAAAGGTAGGTAAACAATTATGGCAACTTATTTGAATTTCCCCTTTGACCCTGAACTTTTCCTGCTCAATTGGCAGAATGAAAAAGACCCCACATTGACAGCTTTGCTTGAAAGTGGTGCTGTTCAGGCGAATGACAGAATTAAACAGCTTATTTCCAATGGTTCAGATTATTACACCATCCCCTTCTATTCGGTGATTGGTGGAACACCTGACAACTATGACGGTGATGCAGACATTTCAACCGAAGAAGTAACAGGCAAATCCCAAAGTGGTATTGTCTACGGTAGGGCAAAAGGTTGGAAGGACAGAGATTTCATTCGTGACTTCAACAGCGGTGCTGACCCCATGAAGCAAATCACTTCACAGGTGGCAAGATACTGGGCGAAGTACAGACAGAAGGTCATCCTTGCAATCCTGAACGGTATCTTCAACATTGCTGATGACGGTGATTCCGTTTGGGATGAATGGCAGAACCACACTTTCAGCATTGCAACTGCAACTGGCACTGTTGGAACAAGCAACAAGGTTGGTGCAACCACAGCAGGTGATGCTATTCAGAAGGCTGTTGGTGATGCTTTCAATGAATTCAGCCTTGCAATCATGCACAGTAAGGTTGCAAATGGACTGGCAGGACTTGAACTTCTTGAATACCGCAAGTACACAGACCCCATGGGTGTTCAAAGACAGTTAAGACTTGCAGATTACAATGGTCTGACTGTTCTGATTGATGATGGTGTTCCTGTTGCTGACAGTACAAGTGCATCAGGTGCAAAAGAATACACCACTTACCTGTTTGGTAACGGTGCAATTCAGTATGCCCCTGCCCCTGTGGACACACCTGTTGAAATCGCAAGAGAAGCAAAGAAGGATGGCGGTTACAATGAACTTATCACAAGAATTCGTGAAACCTATCATCCGAATGGGTTCAGCTTTGTCAGACCTGATGCTGCTTACACAGCTTCCCCGACAGATGCACAACTTGGTTCAGGTGCAAGCGGTTCTTCTAACTGGATAATTTCAGGAAATCCGAAGAACATTGCAATTGCAAGAATCGTTTCTAACGGTTAAAAAGTTGATTAAAATAATCTGAAAGGGGTTGAAAAGATGTTTTGCGTAATTGAAAATCGTGTCTATGCTTTGGCAAAGAACACATCAAACAAATATCCGCTTGTGTCTATATCTATAAGTTCAAGCGGAGTGGTGACCATCCAAGACGAAGGTGAAGGCATCACAACCCTTCCTGGAACATACAAGAAGCTTACACTTGAAGAAGTGATTGCAACATTCGGTATTACAAGTGAAACAGGTGGTGGTTATAAACCATTTGTTGACCTTGGTGGATATGAACCTGTGACAATCTATTTGGATGAAACGAACAAAGTGGTGACAATCACTGCTGCAAATCCAAGTGCAGGTGTGTTCACAGGAACATCAAGCAATACTAATGTTGCAACTGTAACGAATTCAAACGGTGCATTCACCATTGTTCCTGTTGCGGAAGGTGTTTGTGACATAACAGTGAAGTTTAAGCCGACAGACACAGATTTTGCTGACACCTATTGCAAAATACCTGTTACGGTAGCAAAAAGAAAAGTTGTACTTGAACAGCAGCGTGATATTCATATGGTGAAATCAACCAGTTCACCTGATGTTTCAAGCACAGCAACAGCGGTAATAAAAGCAAATGTTGCGACACCAACAGTGGTTGCTGTTTCTTCTGATGAAGATAATGTTTCTGTTTCGGTAACTGACCAAACAATTACAATCACAGCAGCAAAGGACAAAACAGGTGAAGCAACAATCAAGGTTTATGGTACAAAGGCAAATGCAGATGACAGTGATGACATGGAATTCAAAGTCCATGTGTATGCAAATGCTTCTGCTGCTGTTAGTGCTGCACCAAGTGCCTTCAACATTGACAAAGATGATGAAGCTGAATTGACCTGGACACTTCCAGCAGGTGAAAGTATTGTGGAAGCAACTTCTTCTGATGAAACACACATTCAGATTCTTGGTATAACTGCTAAGAACAAGGTGAAAGTCAAAGCTGTTGCACCATCAAACGGTGACAAGGCAACAATTACTGCATATTGTCAGCAGCGTGGAAAAGGACAGATTGCAAGCACTGTTGTGGGTACTGTGGTAGTCGCATGATGAAAGGGGTGATAACCAATGGCTGATATATCTGACAGACTGGAAGCGTTAATACAAACAATACAGAATGTATCAAGCCTTGGTGCATCCTTTGTTTATGATGTTGGGAAGTTGCTTGAATCATTCGGTTATGAAATGCAGGATGGTGATGACTGGCTTCTTGGCTTCTGTATTCAGAAGGTAGAAAACAACATCAGAAATGAATGCAATGTTTCAAGTGTTCCTTGCGGATTGAAGAAAGTTGCTTCACAGATGGTGGTTGGCGAATTTTTATTTGCAAAGAAAGGGATTGGACAATTACAGGGGTTGGAGATTGACATTGATGCAGCAGTCAAGCAAATTCAGGAAGGTGATACCAATGTGACCTTTGCCTTTGGCAATGGAAGCATGACACCTGAACAAAGACTGGATTCACTGATTGCTTATTTGATGGTAAGCGGTAAAAGTCAATTTGTCCGATACAGGCGGTTGAAATGGTAAGGCAAGCTATTGAAAGCCTGTATAAAGATAAATGTTCCATTGTGGAATACAGGTCTTACAAGAAAGCAAACAAATCCACTGGACAAAGAGAATTTACCGTTCTTGAAAATCAACCCTGTAAATTGTCCTTTTCCACTATCAAGAGCAACACAGAAACCGCAAGTGCTGAAATAGTTACACAGGTGGTAAAGTTATTCATTGCCCCTGAAATTATAATTAAACCAGGTTCAAAGATTGTTGTTACACATCAAGGCAGAACAACAGAGTATAAGAACAGCGGTCAAC